CTCAGTGCCTCTCGCTACCCTACTTGTTTGTACCTGGCGTTCCTGTGCCCAGACCTGGCCCATTAGAAAGATCCAGATCGTGAGAATTAGGCTGTGAAAAGACGCCAGCCGTCTTGAAGTAGTCGTAGTTAAGACCCTGGTTGGCCTGAATATTTGCGTAGTAATCGGGATCGTATCCAGCGGCGAAGGTTACCTTGAAAGCGGTATTGCCGAGCGGAAGCGCCGAACCCATGGCACGCTCACTGTATTCATAAGGCGTCATTGACATTATACAATCCTTTACCCGATGAACGGAATGTGTCGGAACGGCCTCAAGAGTTCGATTACCCTGTAGGGAATTCCTGAGTTGAATTCCGCGCCACCGAGGGTACGGCTGAAGTCAACGTTAACGGCATCGTAGCCGGCGGTCTGGTACTGGCCTGCACGCATCTGAGAACCCTGCCACCAGTGAGCAATAAGCTCTAGCGCAGCTAGCCGGATAGCACCAGGGACAGACGACTGGCCTGCAACGTAGGTAACGCGAATGTTTGAGCTACCGCGCATGAATGGGATGTTTACATTGCCGCCAGTACGTCGCGTGATAAGGCCCACCGATTCGTCGTCAATCGAGTAAGCGAAGATGTTGGTGGCGTTGACGGCGTTAACCTGAACGTACGTTAGCTCATAGTTGGTCCACCCCCACCCTTCTTCAACGTTAATAACGGAGATGATGGGAAAGTGACGAAGGGCAATGGCAAGATCCCCTCCGTCGTAGTACTCGTCGAACTGTTGAGGTACTACCTGACCACACTCATGCTGAATCACGTCAGTCGCGGCATTGATGAAGCCTTCTAGCGAAGCGTCATCCGAAGTATCACCCGGAGGCATGCGGAGATGCGTCTGAACGTCCTGAAGGCTCACAATCGTAAAGGGCAAATTCTGAGCCGGCACAGCCTGCGACATCTACCCTCCCTGATATAATGAACGTATGCCACATATGATGCCCAAAGGACACGACTGGTGTGCCCTCCCTGACGGACATGAGCTTGCCGCGACAAGTCGCGCTCGCCACAGGTCCGTAACTGAGCGCAAAAACCGGATACGCCCTGAATCAGAAAAGAAGCAGCACCGCGATTACATGCAAGAACGCTTGAAAGATCCTCAATACAGAAAAGCAGCCCAGGATCGCGTTCTTATGTGGTCACACGGTCTTACAAGGAAAGAACTAGATGAAATTTCTACCGCACAAAAGCATAAATGCTTGATATGCGGTAAGCCCGAAACTCTTGTTCGCAAAGGTCAACTTTGCCGGCTGTCTATTGACCATGATCATAAGTGCTGCGGGAAAAATAAATCTTGCAAATTTTGTCGTCGCGGCTTGCTATGCCATGACTGCAATACAGGACTTGGAAAGTTTAATGATGATCCTCAGCTACTACGCGCAGCAGCGGATTACATTGAAGCACACGCACGGAAGAGGCCAGGGGGAAAGCTTTTCTAGGACTCTCAACCCCTTGGCCCATTCCTACCATCCCCCGAGGTAGCGAGTCGGGGAAATAGGTGTGGCGACCGTCAATAGTGAGGCGGCTATTGACAGCCGCTCACTATCTACTAGCTGATGTTCGACAGCGAGATGACGGCACGCAGGTCATTCGGCTGAGCGTCCATACGGACGTAGCCAAGATATCCTACCTGCAAGTAATCCGCGTACCGTTCAGTCAAGCGCATGGTACCAGCCATGTTCACCTGGCGAACAACCATCGCCGTCTTCAGGTCACCGAACAGAACACCGCCGGCAATCGAGGACGTAGTAGAAGCGGCAACGCTAGGAGCGTTGTTGTCCACGACCACTGGGTAACCCAGGATTACATCTGGCTGACCGGCCTGAGTGTTTGGCTCCCACAGCGGGTGACCGAAGCCATCCGTAAGGGTACGCTCGCGCTGCACCTGAGTGTCGTTCATGACGAAGACACAACGGCCAGACGAACGGTAAGCCACGTCAACAGACGCGATCATGTTCGTAAGATCCTGCCACGAAGCCACCTGCGAAGCGCCCAGGTTAGTGGTGCTCGACGGCGACTGAAGCGAGAATCCAGGGTCAACGGTCGCAGCCGTGGTGGCACCAACAGCGGAGCCAGCGTAGGCGTAACCAGGCGAAGACAGGGCACCAGAACCAGAACCACCGTTAGCGGTAATGGCCGTGGTAATACCAGTCAGAGCCTTAGAGGCAGAACCGGCACCAGTCCAAAGCTCGGCACCGACCTTACGGCCAATAGCCTCACCCATACGGTCGCTTACGAACTGATCGACATTGAATGCCGAGTCGTTGATAAGCTGGAGCGAAGCGAGGATGATACCGGAGGTAATCGTCCACGCATACAGGATTCCCTGACCGAAGGTGTAGTCAGTGAAACCAACCTGGTTAGCTTCGGTAATGTACTGACCGATAACGCCAGTCGGGTTCGCAGTCGGCCATGGCATCTCGTTACCGCTTGCGGTCTGGACGAGATTACACAGCGGCAGAAGCCCACCATACTGCTTCAGGGCGATCTGGAGGTTCATCCAGAAACCCTGTGGAATCATGTACCCACCCTGACCGGGAACAGTCTGGAGGGAAGCCGAGTCAAGCTCAGCACGCGACTCCTGCTCACCGATCTCAAGAGTCTCAAGAGCGGCGGGGGACATCTTCTTGTCGCCACGACGGAACCACTCGGTAAAGGCGCGAGTATATTCCGACTCAGCCTTGACCAGATCGCGGTCACTCAGGCGCTCGCCATTGGCGCGCTTATACATACTAGTCAGGACGCCACGACGCTCTTCAATCCCGGCCAGAGCGCGGGTGAAGTCCATCTCAGCGGAGTCGTCAAAGTCACGACTAACGCCACGAGTCTCGGCAGTCTGGTTACGACCTGCCTCGCGCTCCGCAGCCTTGACTACGAGATCAAGATCCTTGTCAAGCTCCTGAAGCTCCTGCTCAGCCTGGTCGAACGTCGCGCGGTCTTCAACCGACAGGCGATCTCCAGCGTCCAGCTTCTCAAGAACTGGGACCATCTTACCGTTATAGAGATCGGCGCGCTTTTCGCGAATCGCCTTCTCGCGTGCAGATAGTTCTGCCATTTTACATCCACCTTAAGGTGTTCTGCTTACCTTGGTAAGCATTGTTTCTTATTACTTACTTGGGCTCAGACTGCATACGGCGCTTACGTGCGACTGCTCGCAGGTAGCGTGTAGCGTCATCTTCGTCCGGGTCAGTGGATGTATCCGGCTGACCATCTTCACGAGTTTCCCCGTCGAAGTCCTTTTCGTTAAGCTGGCTAACCTTGAGGCCAGTCTTGGTGTCTACTCCAGCACCAGCGCCGCCGACCTGCGGACCCTTATTGCTAGGAATCGCGGGGTTGTCACCATCACCCTTGCCGGTACCGACATTGGCTGGGGTGGCTGGGTGGGTATTCTTACCATCAATGCCAAGACCGAAGTCGGAACCCTTCTTATCGTCATCAGACGACCCGGTGCTGTCGCCAGGCTTACCACCCTGCGAGCCACCAGCGCCAGTCTGATCCCCACCGCCAGTGTGACGACCAACGCCACCACAGCCAGGACAGTCAGAAAGGCCGCTGCCATCGTTCAGCTTGCCGCTGCCGTGGCATGCCTTGCAGATTGGGTCGTCGCTGTCGCCATCGGTCTGGACCGAAGTTCCGACCTTATTCAGGCGAATGTCATCAAGCTTGGCCAGACGGAAGTTGGCGATAAGGCCAAGAACATGCGCTCCGCGCTTCTCGTCTTCAATGTCAGGATCGAGGCAGGCACGAACAATTTCCTTGTGAAGATCCCTGGTGCGGGTGAGGTTCTTAACGGCAACCTTTTCCACGGCAGTCTTTGCAGCAATTTCCTTAGACACGCGATTCTCCGTATCGAGATCAGCCGAACTCTTCCCGCTAGCAGCAGCAGTCTTAACGCCAAACTTCTTGCAAGCAGCCATAATCTTTGACTTAATAGACGCTAGCTGGCTAGAGCTATAAGCCGAAGCGTTAGAAGCCTTACTGATATACGCAAGCGCAGCCTTGGCGTGTGCCTTCGTATCAATCGGATAACGCTTCTTCTTGTCTTTCTGGTAACCAGGGTCAGCGTAGGTAACATTGCCATACGGCTTACCGCCATTGCCGGGAGCATTCCCGCCACGCTCATCCTCTTCAAACTCTTCAATTGGCTCGTCGTCTTCGTCGCGCTCGACACCATCAACGACGTACAGATCCAGGTACTCACGCATGTAATAGCGAGTACGGGCTTCCTTGGCGGCGTCTACCTGATCACGAGCACTCACAGTCGTACCCTCCGTATAGGCTGGAAAAGTCACGACCGAAATCTCATGAAGCTTAACTTCGTGAAGAGTGCGCTCGTCAACATCATCGTCTTTGTTGTAATGCCAGGAATCGTTGACTACTTCAAACCCGAAAGAGCAGCCACCGTAGTTACCAGCCTTCGCGTTCTCGCGAACGTCGTTGGCATAAGTCGTGTTAGCCGGAATAGCATCCCAGTCAAGACCGCCCTTAGTCTCAACCAGCTTCAGAGTCCCGGCGCTCTGGCGAGCGATAGGCTTTGCAGTGTCATGGTTATCAAGCAGAACAACGTCACCGTCGTTTACCGACTTAGAAAATGCGCCAGGCGCGATCTTCTCGCGGAAGCCCCAGGGCTTCTTGCCAATCATGGTCTGCGTATTAAAGGGTGCGGCACGACCCGAAAGTGTGCCACCTTCAATGGAAGGTGCACCGCTGCTGCGCTCAAAATAGCGATACTCGATGGTACCGCTCTTTGGCTTTACGGCCATAGTAATTTCTCCTATAACTAAGAGCAGCGTTGATGGGCATAATGCGCACCAAGGCTAGTATATAATTAACCTCTAATTTGGATTCGAGTTTTGGTCATTTTTCGCCGGCTTCGCCTTTCCCTGAGTGGGATTAGTAGTCGCAGGCTTTGAGGGGGTAGCAGTCGCAGGAGCCGTTGCGCCCTTCGGACCAAGAACATCTGAGGGATTACCAGTCTGCATATTCAGCGGAGTCAATGGCTCGTCAAGGCCATCAATAGGAGCCAGGTTTTCCTTGATACGGCATTCGTTTCGGGTAATCCATCCCCACTGAATACCGTTACCATAAGCAGCATAACGCTCTGCCGTATCACCGCGCATGAGCCGGTCAAGGTCAAATTCGGCATACTGCTTACGGACGTTTACAATCTCTCGGGTAAAGCGCTGCTCGATTCGGTTAGTCCAGCCCGAAACGGTGTAAGCAACAAAGCCTGTGTTCTGCTGCTCAATTCCAGTACCCCAGGAAGTAGACTTCTCTACGTCTCCGACAAGATGCGGGGGGATACCGAAGATCCTTGCAACCTCACGAGTCTGCCATCCACGGCTTTCAAGGAACTGAAGCTGGTCTGGCGGGATCGTGATTGGCTGGTAGTCAGTCTCAGCATCAAGAACAGCAACGTCACCGCTATTGGCAACGCCAGCGTGGTTGGTCATCCAACGGCGTCGAACCTCATCAGCGTGGACCTGAGAGGCGAGGGGGGCCTTGACCTTGATGATGCCGCCAAGCTGCGAACCATTGACATAGAACTTTGCGGCCAGCTTGTCAGCCGCGATTGAGGTACCGAGCGTGCGAGTAGCATATTCGATAGGAGACAGTCCAACGAGGCCATCATATCCCATTGCGGGGATATGCATGATCTCCCAGGTGGTAAGAATCTCAGGACCTTGTGTAGTGTCCACCTTACCGTTTTTATCGATCCTGATAACTTCAAAGATCTTGTCACCGTTACTGAGCTTTACTGATACCCGAGAAGGATTGATAGGGCGAAGGTCCATGATAATGTCTTCGCCAGGAGAGCCCTTCTTATGATACCCAGGGTCATCCTTATCCAGATCCTTGGCCC